TTTAAAAGGTTTACTTCATTCAATTCTTTTTTAAGCTCTTGGATTTCATCCATTGCTTCTTTGAATCTCATTTTTTCGGTTTCTTTTTCAACTTTGGAGTCATCTTTGTCTCCATCCTCGTTTCCAACACCGGTTTCACCTTTATCCATGTCTTTTGCTTCGTCGATTTCTACATCAACATCAACATCTTCAACATCCTCTATTTCAACTTCGTCTTCAACATCTACCTCTTCGAATTCTTCGCCTGCTTCGATAGTTCCGTCTGATACCATATCTTTAATAACGTCTTCGATAAACCCTTTTAGGTCATCTTCTGACATGTCTTCTAGATCAATATCTTCGTCTTCCATATCGTCTTCCATATCTTCCTTTTCGTCTTTCATACCATCTAGATAACCTTCTTCTTCGGCATCTGTTCTGGCATCTTCTTTGACGTCCTCTTTGTCTTCAGCTTCATCAATTTTGTCTTTGATATCTTTAGCATCTTCACCAGCATCTTTAGCTAGTTTAGATATTTGGTCTAAATCATCTCTGACAGCATCAACTTCTCTGTCGACTTCTTTTCTTTCGGAATCTGACATTTCTTCATCAAGTTCGGCTAACAATTCATCAAGGTTAATTTCATCAAGCTCTTCTTTAGCTTCATCCATATCTTCTTTCTCTTCTTTCATATCATCTTTAGAATCCATTTCTTCTTTCTTTACGTCGTCTTCTTCATACTTTTTACCGTATCCTTCGTCAACGTCTTCTTTGTCCATTTCTTCTAATTTTGCAGAAAGCATAGATTTCAAATGTGGAGTAAAAGCCTCCTCAAGAGCAAGTTTAGCATTTGCGATTGCAGTTTCCTTAACGGCTTTAGCATCAGCAATTGCTTCTTTTAACAAATCTCTGTTGTTAGACATAATCTCAAAATTTAAGTTTGTGAAATACGCTTATTCATGAAGCGTAATAGGAAATAATTTTTTACTCGACACCATATAATAGGATGGTGTATTACGTTTATACGTATATGCTTATTTTGGAAAAATTAAGAAATTGGGCAAGTTCCTTTAGAGCAAAGTATTTCAGTAACAATCTTATTTACTTTAGAATAATTATATGTAACTGTATTTTTACCTTCATTTAAGGTATGCATATAAGAACCTGGGTTTGATGGAGTTGAAACAAAATCCCAACATAATAATTCAAAGTCATCTTGCACTTCCATTACACCACCTTTATCTTCTAAAGAACCCATACCACGAGATGATACACCTACTGTAATACCATTTTTGATTAATTCTTTTAAGATATTTCCTGATGGGGTAGGTAAAATTTCTATTTTACCCATTACATTATCTCCATCCCAAAAATAGTCAGTAATTAAATGTGATACATTTTTTAAATTTATAACAGTAGATTCTGGGTGGTCTAATTCTCCCATTGAACGTCTTTGTTCAACAAGTTCTTTATATTTATCCATTTCTCTATTCCATAGAGCTTTTGAATAATAACGGCCATTACCATTCTTTACTTCTGCTGTAGCAAGGATGCCTTCAACCATTAAATTTCCGTTTTCTTTATTTACATTTTCAGTTAATTGAGATGGGGAAATTTTAACAGTGTGGGTTTCAATTAAGAGTTTTTTACTCATTCTTATGGTTGTTTAGCTGGTCCTGAAGGTCTGTTTAAGTAACTTTTACCTGTGCCTTTACCTACTTTTTTAGGTTCAGGATCTAATGTATCACCTCCAGTTGGGTTAGCAAAATCAAATACACTTTGGTCATTAATTTCATCAACAACCTCAGATTGTTGGTATTTATTACCTGTCATTTTTTCATACACTTTTTCCATTTTGCCTTTTCTTTTTTCTAAAAGCTTAATTTCTCTTTGCATGTCCTTCATTTTCTTTTTATCAATTAATTCTTTAAGATTATCATCTTCATTAATTGAACTAACTCTTTGAATTTTTTCATTAATATGATTATTTAAAAATTCTAATTGAGCTTCTAATTTTGTTATGTCACCAGCTTTACCTATTTCAGCTAATTTGGTTTCAATGTTTTCTTTTTTAGTTTTTTTCTTCATATTAGCTTTAATTGCTTTATCTTTAGCCGCCATATAATCATCTGAGTCTATATCACCATCTCCATCATGATCTTTTTTCTCGTCCATAGGCATTTCCTTTTCTTCATTTTCCATAGTAGCATAAGTATCAGAATAAGATACAGCAGTACCTTCATCTTCTCCAGCACCATCCATTGGTAAAGGATCTTCCATTCTTTCTTTCATCATATCTCTAATAACTTGACCAGACATAGCTGCTAATGAATTTGGATTACCTGATGTTACAACACCACCTAATTCTTCGTTAATTTGTTCTTTTGGACAGCATTCTTTAGATTCTTTTACTACTTGCATAGCATTATCGCTATCTTTTAGTTTTTCACTAAATCCACTACCACCATAAGTTTCACCTGAGTTTTCTTTAGTGTTTAGCATTGCTTCAGAATAACCTAAACCTTTAATACCAAATTGACCTTCTTTAACATAATGTAATGGGTCTTTAGCTAAATTTTTAACTGCTATTTCTTTAGCTTCGTCTAATGTTAATTCTTTATTATAATTAATTTCACACTGAATGCCTGTAAGTACTTCTTGAGCATTAACATTATTAATATTGTCTACAGAAGGTGAATAATCATAATTATGAGATGCAATATTTTCAACTTCATTAGATACTTTATATGAACCCGCTAATTTACTATCCATTGTAAATTTACCCTCTTTATTTTGAATCTTTTCATCACCTGCCTTTGTATTATACTTTTCTTTATCCCAAGCATTTACAATTGGTTCTAATGATCCATTTTCTGCTAAAAAGTTGTCAAATTTAGTTTCCCAATCAGCTTTTGGTGAAGCTTCTATTTTATTAATTGGCTTAAGAGAAATAACACCACCTAATTCTTCATTAAGTAATTTATTTTTTACACTCTCGAATATTTTTTCTGTTGACTTGCTCATTTTAATCTTTTTTTAATAATGTTTCTATATCTTTTATATAATCGTTAATTAAATCTGTTCCATAAACTACAGAGTAACTTTTTGGTTCTTTATCTCTATAATATTTTATTGTTTCTATTTTTGCCTGTCTTAAGGGCGCAATTAAATTTTTTAACTTATCTTCAATTTCATCAAAAGCTTTTATTCTACTTTCTTGAAATTTTTCAAGTTTATCTTCTTGTTCAGTTACTAACGTATATTTATACATATTAAAAGAGTTTCTTAACTATCATTCCTGATCCTTTTTGTACATATGTACCGTCTTTATTTTTAGGAACTAGTTTATATTTAAACTGTTTTGTATATGCATTATCAGTAACTCCGTCTGGTCCTGCTTTAGGTCCAGGTCCTAAGCTAGCTCCTGGGTCTTTGCTGTTTTCATTTACTTTTCCTGGATAATCTTCATTATCTATTCTTTCTTGAGATTCTGCATCATCACCAAATTCATCATTCCAAGCCTCTAGCTCTTTATCTTCGTTTGTTATTTTACCCTTAAGAACAACTTCTTGATATGCTTTACTTAGATCACCATCATATTTTTCATCTACTATTTTATGACCTAATCTTTCTAGAGTTTTATCATTCATCGTTCCTAATTTACGTCCATCATAACGGTTTTTCATATAGCTTGTTGCTATTTCTTGATAATCCTCACCATAATATTCTTTTTCCATATATGCTTCACCTAACCCACCTGGTCCATCTAATTTTTTACCTGTTTTAGCATCTCTATCATAACCACAAGTACCTTCGTTCATATCATAATCACGAAGTTGTTTTTGGATTTTATATAAAGAACCTTCTAATTTATGTAATTCATCAGCATATTGATCTGCTATAGGACCTCCTTCTGGTTCTGCGTCTTGCTCCATTTCTCTATATAATTGAGCAATTCTATCTTTTAAATCCGCTTTCATACCTCTTAATGTCAAAGCTTCATCATAATCAATTCTTTCTTCTAATGGTCCTTTTCTAACACTAAATTTAGCATCTGGTTTACCCTTTATTGATTTAAGGATTTTTTCCATTGCAGCTTCAGCTTCTTTTTTTGTTTTATATGGTTCACTATATTGAGCTGTACCTTTACCTTTTTTACCAATTACAATATATCCTTCTTTTTCTTCATTCATAGTATAACCTAAAGAACTTACCATACCAGAAGGCATTTTCATTCTATATTTAGATTTTCTTTTTTTCTTTTTACCTTTAGGTTTTAAAGGTTTTCTAACAAAAGCATAGGGAGTATTATATGCACCAGCAGCACCAGAGGTTGATATTTCATCTACATCTGTCTCTTCTAAGAGACCTTTATTTATTATTCTTTGATACTCATCAGGATATTCATTTCTAAGATGTGTACGAATTTTATTTCTTAAACTTTTTGCTATTTCATAAATATCTCTAAATATTGGATCACTTTTAGTTTCATTTCTAACACCTTTAGCTGTATTAACTAATTTTGATGCAGCAACGAATAATTCCTCATATGAAGGTAATTTTTCTATACTCCATGAAACTTTTCCTGTTTGATCATCAATGTCAGTTACTGTAAATTTAGTATCACCATCTTTGCTAAAAGTTACTTTTCCTACTTCTATACTTCTTTTGGGTGTACCTAGTTCTTTTTCTGCCTCATCAGCCGAAGCAGTTTTAGACATTTCGTTAAGCTTATATTTGTATGCCATTTGCTACTTGAATTTCTTTTACTAGTTCGTAATATTGCAACAAATCAACTAAATTTTCACTATCTACTTTATCAGTTTTACTTAATTCAGTTAATAATTTTGCTACTTCAACTATTTTGATTTGTGTAGCCTTATCTTTTATATTTTTTGATTCTTTATTTAATGAAGATTTTAGTTCATTAATTTTAACATTATAAAAATTTCTTAAACCAGGAGTAGAATCTACTGAGTTAATAAATTCTTTAAGAACATCTTTTTGGTTAGAAGATAAATCTTTATATTTGTCATTAAATTTTTCTAATAATACTTTATAAGTAATTATTCTTGTATCTTTATCATAAGTAGAAAATTCTTCTAATACCGTTCTTTTAGTTTCTTGTTTTACTTCCTGTTTTGTTAAAAATTCAAGTAAAGTAATTTTATTATCAACTAACTGTTGGGTATTAGGTATTTCTTCTGAGTTATAACCTTCTATTAATGTATATAAAGCAGCTAATTCTTTATAATCTTTTATTTTAGCCCCAAAAAATATATCTAAATTATAATGTTTTTTAATTTCATTAATTAGATTATACTTTTGTTTCTTTAAAGAAGTTCTACTAAATCTTTTAGAATTTTCTAAAATTGTACTAATTACAGAACTTGCTCTTCCTTCGTTAATAACTTTAGACTTTATTATAGATTCATATAATTTGTATTCACGACCTAAGGAAGTTTTTACAAAATATTCTTTTAAAATATCTATTGCTGGGGAATCTACACCTTTTAAAGTATCTGCAGTTATTTGTCGTACTAACAGTTCAAATAATATTCCTGTATTCTTGTACTTAGAGTGTTTTATTTTCATCAAAAATATATTTATTTATAAATATTGGGAAATTCTTACTTCTTTAATTGTTTTTCATCTAATAACGAAGAAGTGTCTTTATCTCTTTCAAATATTAATTTTTTCCCATCTAATTTTTTAAACATATCTTTATTTCTCAGATAAGTTGTTTTAGCTGATTCTAGAGCTAATGGGCTTCCACCTTTAAACTTATTTCTAATATCATCAGAATCATTTTTATCTTTGTCTTTCATACGTTTAACTCCTAATCTATCTTTACCAAAATTATCATCTTGGGTATTACGTTTTGTGTTAGAAACTTTTGGTCTTCCTAATTTAGGATCATCAGCAGCATATTTTTCAGGATCAGGAACATCACCTGGGTCTGTATACATTCTGCCTTTACCATATAATGAAGCTAGATCATGTGGTGTACCATAAGATTTACCTGTTTCTACAGGATCGTTTCCTTCTGCTTCAATTTGTGCTATTCTAAATTTACGTTTAGCATCTTCTTGTACTAAATCTCTATATTCATCAATATTATCTTCACTAAAGTGATAAACATTATCATAAATCCAATCAGATGGTACTAAACCTTGTCCAAGTAATTGTTCTGCTAATTCAGATTTTGATTTCAGTAATTCTATTTTTTCTTGTTCTAGTACAATTGATGGACTAGTCATTTGAAGTGTAAAATTAGTTAGTGTTTCATCTGTATACCCTTGAGTATATAAGTGAACTAATGCAATTTTATTTAATTCTGATAGTATAATTCTTTGTATTCTTTCAATTGTACGAGCAAATCTAATATCTTGGGCTGCTAATGTAGCTTTACCCTCTACACCTTCTTCATATCCTAAAAATGCTTTAGGTATTTTAAGTGCAGCAAATAATTTACCTCTTAAATATTCTACGTCTTGAATACCATCATATTGTAATCCAGGTGTAGTTTCTATTTTTGTTGTTGCATCGTTACCTCTAATTGGAATATAAAAATCTTCTAACATATTTTGCATGTTATATTTTAAATTATATTCACCTGTATTATTGTCTTGGAATGGTGTTCTTTTTAATTGTGAAATAGTTTTTTGCATAAATGTTTCTATTTCATTAGGTGGAATAGAACCAACATTCATATAAAATATTCTTTTTTCAGGAGCACGTGCAATTCTATGAATTAACATTGCATCTTCCATTAACACATATTGTTTATATAATTTTCTTGCTGGTTCAATATATGATCTACCATAAGGAAGGTAATTAACATCAGAAATTAATCTAAAATGAGCCATTTCATAATTGTCAAAGAAAATACCTGGTTCATTTTCCATATTACCTGATGCGTAACCAGGTACAGGATACATTCCTGAACTTATATTATCATAACCATCTGGGGAGTATCTATATCTAATCTCTGATATATTATCTGGGTTGTAAGCTTCTTGTCTTTCAATATGATAAGCAGTATAAGGTATAACATTATATACACCAAATTTTTCTGCTATTTCCATTTTTAAGAAAAAATCACCATATTTGCACATTTGACGTATCCACATCCAAAGATTAAATTCTATATTTAATACATCGTAAAATAAATTATAAAGTATTTTTTGTATATCTTCATTAGCACTTCTAATTTGAAGTACTTCTCCCATATCATTTTTTAGTGTTGATTCATCAGCTAATATATCTAAAGCCGAAGCTATAATAGCATCTTGATCCATTAAATCATATTCTGAGTATAATTGGGGTCTTAGATATTGGTAATTAATATTAAATTGTGCCCCATATAATGAAGTAGGGCTAGTAGAATAAATTCTATTATACCTATCTATTAGTGAATTAGTTTCTATTTCACCTGTGGCTTGAATTTTACCACTATCTATTACCTTTACTTGATTACCACCAACGTTTCTTATTATTACGTCAGTAGAAAATAATCTTTTTAATCTTGAAAATACGCTTTTATTAGCCATAATTAGTTGTTATTATTATAAATATGATTTAAAAGAGCCATCTAATGTCTTCTTTATCATTTCCATATTTTTGTTCGTATGGATTTTTAACATTTGCTGTTCCTCCATAACCTCCTTGATAAGGAGTTCTATTTACAGACATATTACTTAAAGCATTTTTTGTTATATCAATACCTCTTTGTCTGAATTTTAATGCTGTATCTCTTACATACATAGCAATACCAAAAGCCATTACTAAATCATCATTATATCCTCCTTGTGCTTCTGGTCTTCCATTTTTCCATATAAAGGTTCTCATTTCTTCTAATAATCTTTTAGATTGAAATGTTACGCCTTTATCACTTAAATATTCTTGAAATTTTCCTATTACCATAGGTCTAGTTCTTGATGACATAGTAAACCCAGGAACCATTTTACTTGTATCCATATATTTTTCAAAATATGAATTAGCATTTGGGCTTTCTGTTTTATTTGAATAATATAAATTAGTATAAGCTCTATCAATACAAACTTGAATAGTTGCCCATCCTATATTAGCATTTTCAACTACTAGTAATGCTTCATTATATTCGGTTGCTAAACCAACTAATAAATGCCCATATTCTTTTGTACCAATTTGTCCTTTATATTCAGCAACTTGTACATTATTTTCTATATCAATTACATGACAAGCAGAATAATCTTTACCATCTCCTCTAGCTACATCAGCTACTACCATATAGTTTCTTGTATAGTCAGGGGATTCCCAAACCCATAAATTTTGATCTGCACCTCTTCTTTCCAATGGATCCTTTAAATAAGTTTTTTCATAATACTCAATATACTCAGGATAGAATACAATATCACCGGATGTTGAAAAATCACAGTCACATTCTTGAGCTGCCATTCTAGGGTCACCTAATAATTCATCTTGTCTTTTTCTCCAAGCGTCATCTCTTTCTGGGTGGACAAACCAAGGTAATTTAATAGGTAAAAAATCATTTTCAGCTGCTTCTGCTCTAGTCCATGTTTGATGAAACCAATTACCAGTACCATAAGGAGTACTTAAAGCAATACAACCACCACCAGTTGCTAATGTTTGTTGAGCTGATGCCCAAATTTCTCCAATATTATCAATAAATGCCGCCTCATCAATTAATAACAATGATACTGCTTCTGATCTACCTGCATCACTACTTGCAGAAGTTGCTTTAATTTGGGATCCATTTACTAATCGAAGATTTAATTTATTATTTTCTGCTGCGTCTACTTTGAGCCATGATGGTAAATTTTCGTACATAAATTTTACCTTTGTAACCATATTTTTAGCTGTTTCTTGTTTTGTAGCAATACAAAGTATATTTTTGTCTTTAGAAAAAGTCATTAACCATAAAGAATAACCAGCTGATAAAGTAGATAAGCCTAATTGTCTAGATTTTAAAACAATTGAATAAGGATTATCCCTAAATAGTTTTAATACTCTTTCCTGGAATGGAAATAAATTAAATTGTATTCTACCTCTTTGGGGATGTTGTATATAACAATACTTTCTCATAAAATGTACAGGATCTGTGGCACATTTAAGATATTCTTGTCTTATTACTTTTTTTATATCTTCACCCATATTATTTAAGAAGGAAAATAGTTACTGCTACTGCTACGATACCAGCTCCACCCATCAATTTAGTTTTTAGTTGTTGTTTTTTAAGATCAGTTTCTAATTTTTTAGATAATTCTTGAGATAATGTTAATTGATTAGATTTAGTATCTAACATAGAATTAAAATTAAATATTTTACTATTTAAATTAGCAATAACACTATCCTTTAATACTAATTTTTGATTTAGTAAATTTACTTTTTCAGAATTAATAATTAATTCTTCTTTAGCTCCATCTCCACTAATTAGATCTTTAATTACTAATTTCGCTACTGGTACTTCTAATTGAATCGAAGTACTGTCTGTATCGTTCTGTGAAAAACTTGTAAAGCTCAGTGTTACTAAAAGTATCGACAGCAATAACTTTTTCATTTACTTTCCATTTTAATGTTCTTATTCGATTATCTTGTACATCAATTTCCTTATCTAATTTAATAATTTGGTTATTTAATGTATCAATTTTAAAAGTCAATTCGTCATTTATACCATGTAACGAATCGACTTTTTGTTCCAATGCCTCTATTTTGGCATTGTATTCTTCAACATATCTTTCTCTATCTGTGTATAATAACCAAACTATAATACAAATAAGAACTACAATTTTTAATATATAAATAACCCTTTCTTTATATCCCATTATGCTTTTATATCTAAAATAGCTTCTAATTCTTTTTTTAATTTAGTTTTAGATTTTAATTTTTTTAATAAATTTTCTTTTTCTTGCCCTTCAGCTTTAGAATAATCTCTAGCTAAAGTTCTCATATCTGATGTTGTTCGGGCTAATTCCTCAGCGTATTTTGCCATACTTTTATTTTTTTTAATATCAGCATCAGATGGTTCATCTTCGTCTTCATTAATAGGAGTTAATATATAATCCCCATGTTTATGTTTATCAACTTTAACTATCTTTTTAAGTAATGAAACCAATTCGTCTTTATTAAATCCGTATTTTTTTACAGCTTTAACTAATGGTTTTAAACCAGCAGCTCCACCTTCATCTTTTAAAGTTTGTCTGATTGCATTTTCAGCTTCTTTTCTTCTTTTGATATCTTCTTCATTAACAACCTCCTCGGCTAACCCAGCATCTTCTTTTGCTTTTTCTAATTCTTTAGTTTTAGCAATTAGCTCCTCTGTATCTTTAATATCATCTTGTGTTTTTTGATCTTCAGATAATTCATTAATTATTTGATTTCTTATATATTCTTGTAAATCAGATTTTTTCATTATAATAAGGGTTTTATTATAAATATGTTAAAGATTTGTAAACTTTAATATTTGTTCTATACGTTCATCTGTAGTCCCAGATATTTTTTCTATTTTATTAGCCATATGACTATATCTTTTAATTAATGAAGTAATTGTAAAATCAATTATATCTCTATAATGTTCATCCGTTTCTCTTACCCCATTATTTTCAATAGGAATACCATAAGGAGAAATATAAAAAATATAATCATATTCCCTAATAAATTCTTTAGCATATTTTTCAAACATTTCTTTATCATATTGTCCAATTGATTTAGCATTCATAGTAAATGCCATAACATCTATAATAGTTCTATCTGTGATAATATCATTATTCATTAATTCAGCACATCGTTCTGCTAAAAATACAGTTTGACCTTTTAAAGTAGAATCTGTATTTAATGGGATGCCTAAATCATTTAAATATTTACTACGTTCTGTAGCAAAATTATAATTTTTAAATTGTTTTGTATTTTTTAAAGCTTTAACCAATGTAGTTTTACCTACACTCATTGTACCACATAAACCTATTTTCATAATTTAATTTCTATAATCTGATAGTTTAGATTTCATTGATTGATTTTTATAATAAGGTAGTCCTTCTCTTTGTCTCCTTTTTTCTGTCCATTCTTCTTTAGACATCTTAATACCATATAAATGATATTCTCCTTTTTTTTCAATACCTTCAGGTATTAAAGCAAATCCTTCCCAATTATGGAGTTTACCATCCCAAACATAGGCAATGGTTCCGTCTACTTTTTTTAATTTTTTACTTTGTGGAAATGGGGTTTTATCTTTCATAATATTGTTTATTGTAAATATACGAATCCTATTTTATTTATCCAAAAGTTTTTCTGCAACAAATGTACCATGGGCTCCTGAAACTGAAATTCCTCTAGCACTTAAGGCATCTCCTACAAAGTGTACATTTGGATATTTTGTTAAACTTAAATCCTTGTAATTAACTAATGGTTCTGGTGCTAAATATTTAACTTCAGGTATATAAATACCCCAATCATCTTTTAATGTTGGAAATACTTTTTTCATATCATTAATAAAATCTTCTATGTATTTATAATACCCCTTAAATGCATCTTTAACTACATTTAAATCATTAATTTTAGTAGCTGATACATCTACTCCTTCTGATGTTGTTGAGGGTTCTCTGGTAGGGCTATAAAATAAACCTGTACTATTTTCTTGTACTTTACCTACTAATTCTCTTGCCCATTTAAATGGTTTTTCAATTCCTCTAATTTCCATTAATATACCAAAATTAGTCATATCATTTCTAAATGACTCATCTTTTTTAGCGTGACCATTATAACTGTGGTCTCCATAAGTTTCTTCTACTGCTACATATGCAGCATTATTATTTGTACAAAATGATCTTAAACTAACATTATCTAATTTTCTATATAATTTAAAATCATAAGCTACATCAATTAATTTTTGAAAGTGTTTTTGTGGTGCTTCAAATCTAACACCTACTTGTGCTGGTTTTTCTTCTGTAGGTAAATCATATTTTGTCATCATTACAGAAGTAAAATCAATACCTGATTTGCCTACTCCAAATATTAACTTGTCATATTTCATTTCATCTACTGCTCCTATAGATACTATTTGATCTTCAAAATCAATATCTGTTACTTTAGTTTCCCAAATAAATTCAACACCTTTACTAACTAAATAATCATACCAACTTTTACCAATTTCATGTAAATAATCAGTACCAATGTGCCAACATGGAAATAATCTTAAACCAAAGTATGGTTTAATAAATTCAGGTTCTTCTTCTGGATTTGATAAAACTATTTGTTCTGGGTGAGGGTGAAATCTACTAAAATTATCTACTACTTGCTTCATAAGCTCCATAGCTTTTTCTTCACCTACATACTTAGATAATTGTCCACCAATTTGAGTAGAATAAGTTAATTTACCATCACTCCAACCACCTGCTCCTAAATAACCAGTCATTACCTCTTCATATGGTCTTTCATATGGGTTTTTACCCATATCTATAATAGTGATTTTACCTTTAAAATCATTATCAACTAATTTGGTAGCAGCATTTACACCTGCTACTCCTGCTCCTATTATTACTACATTCATTTAATATAATTTTAACACGTTAATATACGAAACTTAAATGTGGCCTCCAAATGGAGGCCACAGATCTCTTAATTTATTTTAATCGAACAGGCTATGAATCTGCTCTATATGTTTAGCAAGTTTATTTTAGTTTATATAGCTCCTTCATCTTTTAAGGCTTGAACGTACATATCAGCATACTCTTCATAAGGTACCTCTAAATCA